CGGGGGCTCCCTGCAACCTGAATACAGGCTTCTTTGGTTTCAATCAAAGAGTTGGTTCTTGCTTGCTACCTTGCAAAACATCGTAACCAATTTTGGTACGTCGTATTTGAATCCACTTTTAACGGTGGTAGAGGTGTTGGGCGCTTGCGCATCAGAAGGTTAAAGACATGCGTCACAGCTACAGTGTGCTTGTACATACAAGCGCTCTGAAGGACTGAGGCAATGGCCGACCCTTGGATGAATAGGTGATTCCGACTGCTCTTGGCAGAAAGGTCCACAGGCTTCTTACGAATTCGGAGTCTTGCAATGACAGGTATGCGCTCCCTTCGGGGATTGACACTTGATTCGGCAAGATTGCGAATGTACGCAAGTGAGTCATCAATAATGCATGGTTGACTTGCTCGAACAGAGCGGTACTCATGCGACCAGACTGTCCCAAAGCGCGTTCCAACAATTGACGGATGATACGAGAGTTGCTTTTCATATTTATTTCGCTCACTAGGAGGTAAGAGTACTTCACAATGTGCTTTGAACAGACAGTACGCGTAAGGGGATTTATCCACTTTCTCGATGAACTGTTCGATTACTTGCTTCACCGAATCTGGTGACAGGTCTTCTGGCACGGCTGCCCTAAACGGGTAAATTTCGCGGATCCATGTCTTATTCAGACACAGGCCTATCTTGTCCAACCTGCGATGTTCTTCGATGAACCATCGGCCACAAGATTCCTTGTGTGCTGATAGAGCAGACGACGATTTGCGGGTGTTTATTGATACCCCTAGCCCTGCTAGAATTTCATCCATGAGTGGACGCAGGTAATCGGGAAATATGAGGTCGTCACCAACCGTACGAAAGCGGCCATCACGACGCATCGCTTTTATAGCGATCCGGAAGTTGTCCATACATACTACAAGGTTATGATACCTCATATACGCGAGGACTTGGCATAGAAACAATGTCAATGTCAGCAAACCGACAGATGACGCATCACCCATGGTTAAGGTATTAAGTTCGTGGACTTTTCCATTGTAAGAAAAAGCGACTGGTCGACTTGAACGCCAAAAAGGCAAGACGTATTTTGTTTTAAACAAAATAAAGTCAAGATTCTTTACCGTTAAACAAGACGAACCGCCTGCTAAGTCAACACAAGAAATTGTGTCAAAATGTTCACGTAATACTTTACCGGAGGAAGACTGATCAAAAATATCGACCATTGATTCCACACCGATAGCGCGAGCGTGTTGAAAAATCGTTTCCCGAAGGGAAGCGGCAACACCGGTCTCTGCTGTTAGCGTTGTCGTGATTGCACGGCCTTCGTTGAATTTCTTGGGCACAACGGCAAGTTTCGCGATGCGTTTGTCTCTATTCGATGGCGAATAGATTCCAGCGAATTCGCATTCATTGAGGCGATGCATAATATCATCGCTTGCAATACCGCCAGACTCAAATGCAGCATACGTAGCTTTAATAAGCGCGTAGCGGACGATCGGTTCAAGATTTTCATTTGGATGGACGAAACATAGGTCTTTTACAAACGGAAAACGCATGT